TTAAGATGAATAAACATTAATCGCTATTTCTTCATCCCGTTCTTCCATTTCCTTTAATACATGCGAATAGTGATCAAGTGTTGTTTGAATATCTGAATGTCCTAATCGTTTAGAAACAGAATGAATATTAGCTCCTTTATAGATTAAGACACTCGCATGTGACATCTATTTGGTGCGTACAGATTACAATAAAGGTTCGTTAGTACAATCTAACATCGTTGCAGAGGACGGAACATATCCAGCAAACGGACGCCATACCGACGGTTATTGGTACATTAAAGGCGCGGCAGTGGTTCTTGAACCAGGAACAATAACGACGTCCGCAATCACATATGAAAACACAGGTGGCAGAAAAATCACGCGACTAAGCAACGGGTGGCTTGTTATGGTTGCCGCAAATAAGTCAATAGCCACAGTGTATTGGTATGTATCTAAAGACGGCGGGACTACGTGGTCTCAACTATGCTATAACAACGGCAACTGGGTAGCGCACTTCGCAATAGCTAGTCATGGGACAAACGTGTATACGGTCGTGTCGACTAATAGTTCTACGGGGGTCGTGAAATTTGACGCAACGACCGTTAACAACGCAAATCAACCTATTATAGTTCTCGCAAGCACAGGGCAATCGAGCGTCAATTCAGTGTCTATTGCTACAGACCCTTCAAATGGGGCAATCCACCTAATGTGGGTAGCCAAGACAACGACTTATGCGAACTCATGGAATTTACGTTATACCAAGAGTACAAATGGCGGTAGTACGTGGGACGGTGCTGCAAATACAACCACATTGAACGTGGCTACCACTAACTATTTAGCGGTTGATCTAGTTGTACGTAACGGTGTACCTATTTCTTTGAGTACGTATTCTAATAGCTCGACACCTACTCATGAAATACAGTGTCATATTATAAATAGTAGTAATGGCACAGCCGCAGGATGGGCAGCGTTTACACATAGTCATCCTTTGAGTTATCCGTCAATCGTGGTAGACAAAAACGGTGTTTTACATGCTACGTGGAGCGTTTATACAAGTGGTGGTAACTCGACGTATAACGTCATGTATAGCCGCAGTATTAATGGAGGCAGCACTTGGGTTACGCCTAAGTACATTACTAGTGCTACAAGCGGCAAACATAGCTACGAGACGACTATTTCGGTTGACTCGTCTAATAAAGTGGTTATTACGATGTCGACAATCGCCATCATACAAAGCGATAATTATATGGACATCGCAAGTTTTTACAGCACTAACGGTGGCGATAGTCGGACACAAGGCGCATTTGTTGCCACGTCCAGTGTAGACACATTATCATCACCTAACGTAGTTTATGATCCTACGTTTTCGGTAACTTTGCAAAACCCGCCCGCAACAATGTATGTACAAAAGATCAGTGGGTCAAGTCCTATACGGACAATGTTCAAAGGGACGTTAAGCACCAACAAAGCGCCATCAGTTACCCTAATATCACCTTCTGACAATCAAACATTATACGAAAACGACACAATCAACATCTCAGGTGATGCTTATGATGCAGACAAAGATCAATCAGTAACAGTTTTCTACCAAATTAATGGGGAGCAAAGAAAGGTTTTAGCAACCAATGTCAGTCAGACACAAATAACAATATCCAAGCAGCTCACATTCAAGGATGGCAAGTTGTTCGATGGCGAAACTCTACTTACTGGAACACTAGCCGAAGGTGTAGCCCATAGTTTAAAAGTTTGGGCAGTCGACAGTGAAAACGGCCAATCAGCAACTATTGAACGTACGTTTTATGTTGTGCCAAACCGAGCACCTGTAATATCTGTTGATGCGGTTGTACCTGCAGGAGTTGTCGATTCAGACAAATTTAAAATCAGTGGTACTTCGACTGATCCTGACGCAAACGCTAATGTTAAAATAACAAAAAAAGTAAACGCAAATAACCCTGTAGAAATCTATAATGGACCAGGTGGTGCTTGGGGGTTTGATGTATCGCTTGCTGAACTTGTAGTAGGTGAAAATACGATTGTCGTTGAGGTAATTGACAATTATGGTGCCAAGACAAGTAAAACTATAAAACTAAAGAAGAATGAAGTAAAAACGCCTATTTTGCATGCTGTGGCGAGGTACAAAATTACACCTCCTGCTGGTTCTGCAAAGGGCGTTTTATTGTTCATTGAACGTGATGAGGATATGGACTTAAAGGTTGAACTTTCCATGACGTTAGCTGGCGAGCAAGAGCAATATGAAACGCTAACGGCCAATAATACGGCTCCTATGCCTACAAACGGCATCGTTGAAGATACTTTTTATTTTGAGACGACAGAACCAAAAGATAACATCATTTTGAAAATCTCTACAACACGGCCAGATGCAACAGTTAATCATAAAATTCACTTAATATCGGGGGCGGTTGAAAAATGGCTTTAGAATATAAACAACGTGAATCTGATGGCTCTATGGGTCAGCCTGTAAAGGTTGGAACTGGATTGAGCATAGATGAACAAGTATTATCACTAGGCGAACAATTAGCCCAAGAGAAGATTAAAGGGATTCAAAAAGACCTTCTTATTAATAGTCTTGGCCAAACAGTTACGCAATTAAAGCTAGAAGTAATGACATTGAAAGGGGGTGTTTCATGATGCAATTTTGGCAAATCGCTTTTATGTACAAATGGGTGACTGCAGCACAATTACGATTAGTAGTTAAAACAGATGCTAATCCTTTTGGCGAAATTACACCTAAACAATACAAAGAAATTACGGGGCAAGATTTCGAGACGCAAGCAGAGGCTTAGCGTTATTTTTATTGTCAAATTTAGAAGGAAATCCTTTCTTTTTGTTGAATTTTAGTAAGAAAAGGAGGGATATATTGGATATCAGTATGGTAATTTCATTAGTTATGATTGGCTTAATAGCTATCATATATATAATTTTAATTATAGGTTTAATCCTTTTAATAAATAATGATATACCAATCTATAGATTTAAGAAATCTTTAATTAGGGCAATCAAGAATGAAACTGTGCATTCTATTGAAGATGTCTATAATTTATATTATGGAGCAAGAAATATAAATAAAACTAACAATTATAGGCATAATTTAAATAGAATTATATACAGGCTTATTTTTGAACAAAATAGATCATTAGGAAACTCTAATAAAGAAAAAGTTGATGAAACTAAACATCTTGTAGAAAAATTAAATATTTTTTTAAAAGAAAATGAGAATATTTCCCCGTTCTCATATTTACCTTCGCAAGAAAAATCTTTGTTTGAAGATGCAACAAATTATATACGTCATGAAGAGTTTGAGTCAGCCAATAAAAAAATAAAGGAGATATCTAATTTGTTTGTTGTTTTAAATGATAAGAAACTAGGCGCAGATAAACTAGCAAAAATTTCTTTTGTTTTTGGTCTTGCCTCACTTTTATTAGCTATTTATTCTGCAATATAAGGTATTTTACAGTTCAGAATTTTTATTGTTCTATTTTACTCAGTACCATTAGTTAAGTTAACTAGTTTTTTTGCTTTCCACAGTAGCTGTGGAAGGCTTTTTTTATGCTAAGAGAGCAATCGAGATGGGCAACGGTTCACTGTACTGATACTTGATTCGCCTCATAGCTTTTTATTTTAAGGGACAAAGGAGAGGGAATAGGGCATGAGTCAAGAAACAACCTTTCAACAAGCAGTTACTGTGGCTGATCATGAAAGACGGTTACAGGAACTAGAAAAAGACGTATCAACGATTAAGCCAATCGTGTACACCACAGCTTCAAGTGTTAAACAAATTGAAAAATCTGTTGAAAAAATGGAACAGAACAGTGATAAAATCAAAGGTTAATTTTTAGCTGCTGCAATTAGTGGTGTCGTTGGAGTTTTATTTATAGCTTTACAAAATTCAATTTTTGGAGGATGAATTCATGAAAATTAACTGGAAAGTACGTTTAAAACACAAACCATTCTTAGTGAGGGCATTTGCATTGTTGCTACTAATCATTCAACAAATCGGGGCTCTTTTCGGCTTTGATACAACAATTTACAACGAGCGAGTTACAGAGTTATTTAACACTGTGCTCGCTTTTTTAGTTCTGGTTGGTGTGGTTGTTGATCCAACTACTCCAGGTACTAACGATAGTGACAGAGCTATGGGTCGAAAGGATGATGAATAATGACTTATACGTTCAAACAAACCTTATTACCTCCAATCAAATACTCTATCAAGGCGCCATACACCATGGTGCCTCAATATATTACTGTTCACAACACAGCCAATGATGCTCCAGCTGCTAACGAAATTGCTTACATGATTAATAACAATAATCAAGTATCTTATCATGTTGCTGTAGATGATAAAGAAGTCATTCAAGCTATTCCTTTCAACCGAAGTGCTTGGCATTGTGGTGATGGAGGAGGTAGCGCAGACCCAAATGCACACAAAAAAGGCAACCGTATTTCTATTGGAGTAGAGATTTGTTACAGCAAAAGTGGTGGTGTTCGTTATGGAATGGCTGAAGAAAATGCAGTTCAGTACATTGCAAAATTATTGAAGCAATATGGCTGGGGCATTGAGCGAGTGAAGAAACATCAGGACTGGAACGGTAAGTATTGTCCGCACCGTATATTGGCAGAAGAACGTTGGAATAGTTTCTTGAAACGGATTGAAGAAGCAATGAAGCCAATGGAAATACAAAAACCAACCGAAAAGGATGATGAAACAATGAGATTCACAAACGAGACAACTAAAGCTGCTGTACGTGACTACATTAAACAGGCCGTCGATAAAGGCAAGATTGATAAATCGTGGCTTGATAAATTCGATGCTGGTACTATGACAAGTGGCGATTTTGAAGGTTTGAAAATTATCATTTCTCAACGTTAGAGATTATAAGATGAGACCAGCTGAATTTTAGAGCAGTCTCATCAATTAGTTTTTAACCATCAAATTGTCAAATTAAATGGTATAATGTAGACAAAATGGTATAGATATGGATAACTTTTATAAAGTTAAGAAGGTGACAGAATGGGGATTAAACAAAATAAAGAAATAAGTTATATTAAAACTAAAAAAAAGAAGAGTAATATTGCTATTGAAATTTGTCGTAGAAAACACGAAAAGAAAGTAAGGAGAGATAAAAGGAAAAAGAAAAAGAGAGAGCGACAATATAAGGTTTTTCATGATCACGACTTTTTAAAGTTTATTAAGAAGACATCTTTTAGAAAGAAAACAAGGTTTAGAAAGAATTCGGAAAATGAAGTTATAGTAAAAATACCAGAAGTTTTCTCACTTATAAGGAATCCAGATGCTTGTATAGAAGTGTATTGTAATATCATGAATGCATTTTATAAAAATGATTTAGATGGTATGTACTTTGATCATACATATTGCAGAGAGTTAGAGATAGGAGCATCCACTGTTATGGATGTTTTTGTAATGAATTTAGAAAAACACAAGAAAAATCAAGGTATTGAATTTTCTTTAGCAGGACGATTACCAATCGAGGAAAAATGTAAAACAATGTTAATAGTTAGTGGAATAATAAAGCATCTGGAGTTTAAAGAGATAGAGCAAGAAACAATGGATAGTTATCCTGGAGAGATAAGAAGATTAGATTTAATAAGTGGAGGGAAGAGTACAAGTACATATAGAGTGAATCATTCATTAACTTCTGATATAGTAGCAACTAAAGTAGCCCATTATTTTGAAGAATGCTTAACAACGCAGGGTCTTGGTATAAAACCTGAAGGCAAAGCGTATATTGGACAACTGGTTGGTGAAACGATAAATAATTGCCAGTTACATTCTGGAGATTTCTCGCAGTTTTATACACTCGGGCATTACTTCAGCGAAGATGGGGCTGGTTATGGCGAATGTCAAATCGTTATTTTTAATTTTGGCCAAACAATATATGAAGGGCTTAAACATAATGCACTCGATTCAAGTACAGTAAATGACCTACAGGAAATCACAAAATTGCATACGAATAAAGGACTTTTTAAATTTAATCACTGGGATGAAGAAGTTCTTTGGACATTATATGCTCTACAAGATGGCGTAAGTAGAGAAAAGTCCGAAGAAGATCCAGATAGAGGTACTGGTACAGTAAAGTTGATTGAATCATTCCAAAATATAGGAGCAACATTAAAAGGAAAAATCGCTGAAATGAGTATTATTTCAGGAAGCACTCATATTTATTTTGATGGGAAATATACTATTAAAAGAGAGAAACGAAATAATGAATATAGAGATATTATAGCTTTTAATGAAAAAAATGATTTAGAAGATGTTCCTGATAAGAATTATGTAAAAAAGCTAAATAATTATTTTCCCGGAACTATTATTTGTTTAGACTTCTATATAGATAGAGATTATATTATTAACCTTCAGGAGGAGCGTAAAAATGGATGTTAAGTTAAAATTTAAAAACCCGAATTCTAAAGTTTTATCAGGAAGAAAAGAGGGAAAGGAATTTAGAGATAAGATAGATCTTGATAATATTGATAAAAATTCAGATGTAGTAAACGTAATTTTCCCTGACGACATAATTTCTTTAAATTCATCATTTTTTCTTGGTTTATTTGGACCAAGTGTTAGATATCTAGGAAAAGAAAAATTTGAACAAAAGTATACATTTACTTGCCCTGACTTTATTATTAATAGTATTAATGATGGAATTGAAAGAGCATTAAAAACATCTAATGCTTTGGAAAAGAAAAGTGAGTAAAAAAAGTGAGTAAAATTCGAAATTTATATTATTTTTTTGTTATCGAAGTTTTTATTATTTGGTGTTTCTTTACTTTTGAAATTACGGATATAAAATTAAATGTTACCTTTTTGAAAGAACTTAGTCCTATTATTTCAGCATGTGCTGCTACGATAAATTTAATCTTCGTTATAACTATTTTTAGATCTAATAAAAACGATAAAAAGAAGGATGATGATTTATCTAAGATATCTTATTGGTATAGAAACATAATTATAGATAAATCAATTGAATTAATATCTGAAAGATTCAACAAAATAAAAATAATTACAAAAGATTTAACCCCTTCAAAGTGTTACCCGAGAAAACTTACACAAATTTTCGAGAAGTATAAAATAGAAAAAAGATCACTTATACAAAATGTAAATGATATGATTAGAATTTTAGATACAGATTTCGCCGATGCTTTGGATATTTTTTTAGATGATTATGAAGATTTATATACAGAAAAAGTAGAAGATTTATTTTCGAGTAAAGATAATGCTAGTGAATGGGATATAAAATTCCAAAGTTTAGAAAGTTTGATTTTAGAACAAAAGCAACAGTATATTAAAAAACTATATGAATACGAAAGAAATGGATATACATAA